ATAAGCTTGAGGTCAATAGCGTTGACACCACCGTTGAAGCTGAGGTCGGCTCGTTGACAGGCGCTCACATCCTGGTAGTTGCGAATGACACGTCGCACATCACCATCGTCGGTTCTATGAGAGGCGTAGATTTCTGACGCTGGCCCAACAAGAACAACGAGGGCGATTGCAGCTATTAACAGAATCCTCTGTGCAGTGGTCATGGAACTCCTGTTCATCGTGTGTCCTCATCCGCCTATATATTACATCGTATGGCGGGCGCGAAGGTTACGGGGTTAAGACAGCTTCGATACTGTCGCATCGTCCCACTCCTTTTGCGGTGCTACGGCCCACGAAGCGCCTGCACCCGCTGGCACCTGGATGCTGCAAAGCCCTGGCGGCTCGCAGGCTATAAGCACGTAGCCCGGCGCGAGGTAGACCGAGCCCGACTCGATGAAGTACGTGCCAGGCGCGAGTACGAGCCTGCCACCCTTTGCCTTGGCGCGCTCGATAGCGACCTTGTTGCGTACGGAAATCGTGTCGTTAGTTGCCATAGTTAGCGCCGCCTCGTGAATACGCCGCTTGTCGCGTCCCATAGGGCGGTTGGATGGCCGGGTAGTCCTGTAAGGCGTGGCGGGCCAGCGTTGCCAAGAGAGTGCAAGTAGGCTGCGTCTGAGTTGGCCAGAAAGCCTTTGCCGCAGACGAACCAGAGTATGTCGCTAGAGATGACTTGTGTGCCGCTACCATCTGTCCCAAGGTCGCTATTTACTGGAAGCCCAATAGGCACAAATGGGCAGGCTAATGAGGAGAAGGCGCCGCCATTGTAGCTAATGTATAAAGTATCTTCTGTCCATGTAACAGTTACGGTGAAGACATCACCCAATATAAAGGGTGCTGCGACGGTCACAATTCTGCCGTCAGGACCAGGTAGGCCAACTCGTGCAAAGGCAAGTAAACTAGTGCTAGCTATAGAGTACAGTTCCATCCGAGAGTTCGTGTCGGTTCTATGCTGAAAATAGTACGAATTTTCAAATGGCGCTGTCCCAATGGCGTGGCCCGCTCTTATGCGGTAAGTCATCCAGCCTTGCGATGGCGTGAACAACCGCGCAACATCAGGTATCTGTATTCGCGCCGCGCTGCTCGCCGCCGTAGCACCATCAGTCAGCACGTGCGGCGTTGCAACCGCGCCGGTTTGCGCCATCCAGCGCCCGTGAGTGACCGTAATCGCCTGCTGGCTGTCGGTCTCCCAACCCACCGTCTGCGTGGTGCTCGCCGCGCCGGTCGTGGCCGTGACGCTGTACTTTGTCGGTGTGGCGGTTAGCGTGATTTGCGCGCCAAGTTGCTTGCCGCTAACCGAGTCGGAGATATAAAGCTTAACCGTGCCAGTGCCCGCGAGCCACACCGAAAACGTGTACTGCGTGCCAGCCGCGCCACCGCTGATGAGCTGCGATGTGCCTTCAGCGGTTGCAGCGTTGGCGGTGACGGTTGAGAAGTGAGTGGTGTCAGCGCCGACGAGTCCGGACGCCACGCGGGAGGTTGTTGCGCCCACGTCGATGATGTCATCGGTACCGCTGGTCTTGGCGTTACTGTTGATAGCGCGGTTAGTCGCGGCGGGCCAGACTCCGAATGAGCCGTCGTTAGTTAGCCCGTCGCCCTGGTCAGGCAGCGTACGGATGTAATCGGTGACTTCGTTGCCACTGAGGGTCAGCAGGTCGTACTGCTGGGCCTGGGCCATCATCAGCTGTTGGGCAGTAGTCAGCATGGTTTAGTAGACGTAGAAGTCGAGGTCGATGGTCATGCCTGCCGACTCGTTTGTCTCGGCGGTCTCAGTAACAAGCACAAGCCAAAGCCCAGTTTCGCCAGGTGCGCAATGAACTGGCTCTACCAGTCCAACTGTATCAGAGGTTGAACCCAGCGTGCCTCGGTCTACGAAGGAACTACCAAGGAAGGTGCCAACATGCAAGCCACGACCAGTCGCTGTAACGAGGTCGAAGGGCGCGTTGTCATCCATCTCTACATCAGCAGCGGCAGGGGCAGCACTGAACCAGTGAAAGCGCGGTGCGAGCAATACGGCATCTTCGGAGCAGCGCGCACGAATCGCAGCGAAGTTGGCAATCCCGCCCGGCGTTCGTGCCAGGTTGGGGACGTAAGTTGCCCGTCCTGCGGTATCCGTGGCGCTGGCACTCAGGACATCGCCAGCGAGGTAGTTGCCAGCCGCCGCGCAAGTGATTTTGGCTGTTCCTGCATAGTGGACGGGCTCTTGAATTGCCGCTATCAGCCCTGCCATGCTCACTGGCATGGGGTTGCCCTCATCTACACCTACAGCCTCAGTCGTGCCATCAGGGGTGAAGTAAAGGCCAACAGGTAGCGCGTGCTGCTCGTCTACAGGACGGGCAGGTTCGTGCTTGTGAAGCTCGCGCTCCTCAAGGTCGGCAGGCTCGCGGGTTTTCCAGTAAACAGTGCTCAACGGATTACTCCTTCTTCTGCGCAGTGTCCGCTTGCGCTATGTGTTAGGTCAACTCAGGGAACACCATTGCGATAATGACGAAGCCCGTGGTGGCCTGGCAGGACATAAACACGTTTAGTCGGGTAAAGGTGCTCGTGTTGTACATGATTGGCCAGATGCCGGTTTGAGTTGCAGACCAGTTGTACTGCGACGGTCCGATAGAGCTGTCATCGTCAGCGGTGCCGATAGTCACCATCTTGTTGTGTTGGTGACGCATGAACTCGACCGCGTCATCCATGTAGACAGCGCCCGTGCCCGTACCGCCAGCAGTGATGCCAAAGGTCTGGTCGGCAATGTCCGTGCGTGCGTTCTGAGCGGTGAAGGTGTCGAGTGAGGTTGGCGTGTACGTGCCACCGGAGCCAATGGCCGCGACTGATTCAAACAGCGCCGTGGTACCGTAAGCTTCGATACCGATCTGAATATTGAACGGGATGGCCAGCACGCCAGCTGGCACCCTGATGTCCACGTCAGGCGTAGTGTTCACGTATGCGCCAGCCGAGGTGATGGGCGCGGTGCCTGTGCCAGCGTTGATGATGACCACACGGCCCTCAAGTGCCTGCCGTGCCAGCCAGTCAGCAGTGAACAGCGTACCATCCTTGAGCCCTTTGACAGGCACAGGAGAGGTCGCTGAGCCAGCGCCAAGTACACGCGTGCTAGGAGTAAGTCTCAAATCAGCCATTGGTTCAGTCCCTTTCTATCTTGTGGAACTCTGCTAAGTGCGCGCTATTCGAGGCTAGCGGGCTCTGCCGTGATGTGTGAGCGCTTGTGGGCAGCGAGCCCTGCCGCGCTCTTGGAAGTGATGCCACAGACATCACAGGTGAAGTCTTCAACGGGGGCAACGCTATGGCTGGCGAGCTGCATCATGGCGCTAGTCATTTGTTCTTGACGCGCATCAGTCTCAGCCTGCGTCTTCTCAGCGAGGTACTCCTGGAGCATGGCCCAGGACTGCCCATGACGGTTCTGTGCGTGCTGGCGCTTGCTGTACATCGAGCCCAGTTTTTGCGCAGGACAGGGTGCAAGATGGCCAATACCCGCTTCGTCCAGCAACCCACTCTTGCGCTCAGGACTGTCTACTGCGAGGAAACAACGAGTGGAGCCGTGGTGCTCAGGCGGGGCCTTGGCTGCATCCGTGGTGAACATGAACTCGCCACTGGGTAGGCGCTTGCGCATGGCCGACTCAGCCTGGTAGCGCGGGAGTTGAATCTTCTCGCCCGTCTCCATGGAGTAGAGCGTGACGACTACACGGCCAGGGCTCCACTCGCGGAATACCCAGGGCGCGTTCTCCTGTGACATCTCACCAATCTGGGTGCGCAGGTCGCGCTCCAACTCCATGCGCTGAGCAATGGCCGTAGTCTCGTTGGTCATAGTTGAATCTTTCCTGTTCTGCGGTGGCGCTCATCGTTCCAGTTGCGCCAGGTTGTGATATGTGAGTAGCCGTTGCGCTGTGTAGACTGCGCAGGCCCAAAGTTGGACCTGTTGCGAATTACCGCATCCATCTGTTCGCGCTGGCGGATGGCATCTTCAATAATCGTGGAAGCCTCAAGATGCTCTACACGTCGGCGCAGCCAGTGGTAGTCGTGAATGTGCTTCTCGCCAAACTCGCGCATCAGGCCCACCTTATTCTCACCGAAGCTGGGCATCAGCAGTGGAGGTACGTGCTCGTAGTCCTCGATGGGGCCGAAGACGTGCTCGTACTTGGCGATGGCATCACCACGAATGACGAATATCCACTCCACGAGGTTCCCGTTGTACTCGCGCACACAGTAGCCGTGGCAGGGCTCGTCGTCGCTGACTTCTTGGGTGATGATGCTAAGAGGCAAAGCAGGCCAGTCCTTCTTCGTCTACGTGCGCTACACCATCTACGAAGATGTGAGAACCACGGTCGAAGTAGTTAACGTTGACTGGCCCACGGTAGCCATTGACGAACCAGAGCTCGCCAGTGCGCTCATCACGTAATCGCCAGTAGTCATCCTGCCCTGTCTCTGCGCGTTCACGGGCGTAGCAGAGTCGCCAGTGGGATTCGCGCCCATTAGGGAAGGGGTAGCCGGTGCCAACCATGCAGGTTGAATGGTCATGCGCCGGCGTGATGTCGCAAGCGCCGCCTTCAACATGCGATGGCGATACCCCAGGGAGGTATACATAGGCAGTCTCCCCCTTCACTTGGAGCAGGCAGCGCACCTGGCAACGTCCGCTACGCTCTTGAGACTCGAAGTCCCATTGACCCACGAGACGGTCAGCCAGCCACTCCTGCCCGTTGAGGCGAAAGCGCATCTTGCCCGTGCTGCGGCTGTAGTCGAAGGAATAAGTCTCGATGCTCTTAGGAGGCGCGCTTGCCATTGTGACCACTGACTACCTCCTCTGCTACGGGTAGCGCAGGCACGAATTCCCAGCCATTATCGGTGACGACAAGTTGGTCGATAGTGACTTCGCCTGCCTTGAGAGCCTTGAAGTCCTCGATGGCCTTCTTCTGCCCTGTTTCCAGCGTATCGATGGTGTTAAGAGCAGTGGCGTAATTCTGCAAGAGCATCTGATTGACGATAGCCATTAGTTGCGAGCCTCCAAAGCTTCAAGTCGCTTGTTCAGAGCCTGGATTGAGGCGGTCAGCGCGCCAACTGAATTGATCGTGGAGATCGCTTGCTTGCGTGCGCCCTGCATTGCCCACGGAGCCTCTTCACCGAAAATACCGACAAACTCGCACTCACCAGCCCACTGACCAGTCGGGAGCTTGTCGCGGTTGTAAGTGAAGCGGTGTACCGGTGCATTGACTACGGCCTGGAGCATCTCGTTTGTGCAGACCACTCCAAGATCATTCTTGTAAGCACCAACAGAGGCAGCAGCCCAGGACAGCGCACCTGAAGTATTGCAGGTAAGCTGCATCCCGCTACAGGCGGCATAGGCAGCGGGGAAAACATAGTTCAGGCACGCACCAGCGGCAGAAGCAGCCGAGAGTTTAATCGTGCCTGAAGTTACGCCCGCAAGAACCAGCGACCCAGTGCTTGTGCCTGCTGTCCCGAGTTGCACCTGCGCCACAGTCGTAGCACCAGCTAGGACAGTCATGCGTGTGGCAGGAGTCTGTGTGGCGTCAGGCGAAGTCTGGAAGAGAATGCGCCCTGGCATATCACAACTCGCGCCGGGAGTTCCAGCTACCTCAGCGATAATCGCAGCAGCAGGGTCGAAGCCGGTTGAGCCGTCTGCACCTAGCCACTGGATGCCGCCCAGTGAGTCACCGGAAGCAACGATGGTGTTGGTGCCTAGCGTGGCACTCTTGCTGCGGAAGAAGTTAAGCAGCGGTCCATTGCCTGCCGTCGAGCTGTAGAGGCCAACAGCTGCTGCACCGTCCACTCCAACCGTGCTGCCCACCACCTGAAATTCAGGGACGAGAGCGTTCATGGTGATCTGTGCGGAATGGCCGATGACCTGCCCAAAGCCATTGGCAGTAAGCACGTCACTGTTAAAGGTTGTTGCCGTGGCGCTGTTGAACACAGGCGTTGCCGTGAAGGTTGCAACACCAGTGACAAGGAGCGTGGTATCCATTGTGACGCCGGCTGAGAAGGTAGTCGCGGGGGTCACTACCATGTCATTGGCATCGAAGTCGAAGACCTCGGTGCCGTTGTACACGGCAGCAAGGCGGTTGTTCACCTGGTCAAAGAACCAGCCACGATGCCGGTGTCGAGCAGTGGCTACGTTAGGCATTTGTTAGCTCCTTCCTGGTTCGCCAGGACGTGAAAGGGGGACTCCTTAGACTTCTCTGCCACATATCCCGCAGTTAGGGTTTATGCGTGTGCCATCTGTCCAGCCGGGGGAGTGACCGTTGCGACGGCAGACGAACAGGTAGCGGATTAGTCCAAGGAGTCCCATGATTACGCCGCCCAGTCGCGGTTGTAGGTGTAACCGAGGTAGTCGATTTCCAGCAATGGGTCGCCCGTGGAGCTAGCCGCCAGAATCACTATCGGGTAGTAGAGAGCAGTCGTGCTGAGTGTGCCGGGCTGAAGCTCAGCTACCAGCGTGAGGCCGTTGCGGTTGCCCATTGTGGTGTGGCCGAAGTAGCCGCGAGCGCGACCGTCAGGGCCGACCTCGACACGGGCGATGTACCACGAGTCGGCAGTTATGGTGCAGCCAGCACGAATGCCAAGTGAGCCGAGAGTCGTGGCGTTGGAGTTGAGTCCAGCGACTAGTGGGCCACAACGAACAGCAGCGCCCGTATCAGCTGTACCTGCCGCTGATGCCATGAAGCGGAAGTCGTCCGTAGTGGCAGCCGTGTCAGTGTAGAAGCCAACTACTTCGCCACCGTTGTTCGCGGTAAGGGTCGTGCCTGAGAGTGTGAACGGGTTCACCGTCTCAGCAAGGTCAACTGTCTCCTGCCAGCCCACGAAGGCACGCAGGTCAGTAGCAGATGCGCCCTTGAAGCGGGCCTCGATGACCATTGTGCCGTTACTCGTAGGCACAGCAGGCGCGCCAAAGATGGACACGCCATCAGCAGCACCACCNGCNCCACTGAAGGATGCAACACCACCGGACTCATCCACGGTGTTGATGAAGTCAACCGCGCCACTGAGGGCGACGATGCAGAGTTCGTTGTAGCGAGTACCCCCGGTGGCGTCGGCAATTGAGGCTGTGGCCCCGTAACCCTGGAAGTCCTCGAAGACCGAGACTTTGCCGAAGGTGCTTTGAATGTTGGGCATTAGTTTACTCCTGCGCTTTCTTCGCTAGGGTTGGTGCCTTACGAGGCTGGCGCGGTAGCGTCTGACAGGTGGGTGTAGAGCCACACCTGGGTTGTGCCGCTGGTCCGCTCGAAGAAGCCATAGTCGTCCACCATAGAGAGAACATCCGCACCACCACCGAAGTAGAGGTCACGGTCTTTCTCTGTCTTGATTGCCATGGCGGAGAGAGCGACGACGCCACCACGAGAGTGCGTTGCGCCGCGTGCATCAGGCGTTGAGTTCACGGTGATGTTGCCATCCGTGAAGACGTTGGAGCCTGCCACGGTGCCAGACCAGCCCTTGCGGTAGACCTCTTCGCTGAGGCCCTGCATCATGTAGGTGCCCACAGGAGCCGTGACCTCGATTTGCAGATCGTACTTCTGGAAACCGTGGATGACGGTGGAGATGAGGTCCATCGAGGGCTCAGTCGTGTTGCCCTGGATGTTCGCCACGGAAGCGGCGATGTGGCCGTGTGACAGTGGGTTGCCCGTGCCAGGGGACGTGGTTGTCGCAGCGGAAGAAAAGAGCGCCAGGTAGTCCTGGTCTTTCTTCGTTGCCATCGCCTGGCCCGCAAGAGAGCCGAATTTGCCTGTGACTACGTTGGGCAGCTTGCGCATCGTCTCGTCCGTAATCTTTAGGATCACCTGGGTCATGGACGGGGTGCCAGTGAGCAGCGTGCCTGTGATTTGCTGGTAGGTGCCGTTTAGTGTCTCGCCACCGATGTCAGCAGACTGCACCTGGGAGACGGCAAATTCGTTCCAGGTGTTGCCATTGCCGGTGCCGAGTTGCTGCACTTCACAGGTGCGCATCCAGGTGCCGTCGTAGGCTTTGATGATTCGCGCTTGCCCAATGATCGTTGGTTCAGCCGCACTTAGTGAATTGAAGGTCGTTTCGCCGGTAGCCATGTGTTACTCCTAAGTAAGACCACGCGAGCGCATGATCTCTTGGACTTTGGTGATTGGGGTGTTGGGGTCAAGCAGCAACTCGTCTTCAGTGCGAGTGTCTGCGACTCCTCTGATGTGAGAGGTTGGCTGAGTGCCACGTGCGCCAGGTGCCTGTGCAGCCCGTTTGCCACGGATGTAGGCCAGCGCCTCTTTCTCTTCAAGCTGAAGCTTCGTGTAGTGACCAGTAGTCGCTGCCTTTTGGCTCGCTTCGATGATGCGGTCGAGCAACTGGGGGAAGGACTCGAACTTGGC